GGACCGCTTAGGCGGTCTTCAGACGGACAAGGGAACCGGCGCGGCCCACCGCGGCGCCGAAGAGCATCGTCGCGGTGATGTTGTACAGGCCGGACTGCTCCTGGCCCATGACGATCTGGACCGAGAGGCCGGTGTCGGGGTCGGTCGCGTTGGCGACTTCCCAGCCCGGGATTTCGGTGAGGGGGAGGGCCGAGGCGACGGCGATGGCGTCAGCGCCGCAGGCGAAGCCGGCGAGGGACTCGCTGTTGTTGGGGAGACCGGCGAACTGGTAGACGTTGGCACCGGCGAGCTGGCCGATGTTGCCGCTCTGGATCACGTTCGCACCGAAGCCGTTGGCGCCCACGATGGACGAGTCGGCGCGGAGGTCGGCGATGTAGGTGCTGTTCAGGACGAGCGCGCGGGGCTGGGCGGCACCGGCGTCATCGAGGGTCTTCTGGGCGGCCACGGCCTCGGCGTACGACAGGGCGGCGCCGGTCGTGGTGTTGGACGAGTAGTTGGCGTTGGTCACCAGGGCGGCGACTTCGTCGAGGCACTTCTGGGAGAGCGCGTTGGCGGCGGTCACGGCGAAGTTCTGGAAGAAGGCCATGCCGTACTCGCGGATGTTGAGGGGGGTCACGCGGGTCGAGACCTTGAAGTGCTTGAGGGTGACGTCCGCCTTGGTGACGGTCGCGTCGTCCTGGGTGAGGTAGCCCGAGGCGCCGAACTCGGTCGCGGTCGAGGTGCCGATGAGGGGGACCTGGATGGTCTTGCCCTGCCCGGCGATGGACGAGGAGAAGACGGAGGAGAAGCCCGCGAGGACCGGGAGCTTGTACTTGATGGAGCCGATCACGCTGTCCGCGAGGACGGAGGGGGCGGCCTGGATGGAGTTAGCCATGGGAGGTAGTTAGGATAGGATTAGGTTAGGGAAAAACGGTATTAGCCGCGCATGGCCGAAACGATGGCGGCCTTGTTAGCGGCGAAGAAGGAGGCGCGCTCGGCGCCGGAGAGGGAGAGGTACTGCTCGAGGACGGACGCCTTGGGGGCGGTCTCGGGAGCGGTCTCGACAGGAGCGACGCCGACGGACGCGGCGATCTCGGCGGCCTCCTCGGAGGCGGAGACGGCGGTGGCGGCGGCGGCCTCAAGCTGGGCGACGAGGGTCGCCTTCTCGGCGGAGACCGTGGCGAGGGACGCCTCAAGGGCGGTCACCTTCGCGGCGAGCTCGATGTTCTCGGCGGCCACCTTCTCGACGGCGGCGCGGGCCTCGGTGACTTCGGTGTCCTTCGCGGTGGCGGCCTCAAGGGCGGCGGCGAGCTGGGCTTCGATGGTGTCCATGTCGGATACCCTTGGAGTCGCGTCAAGAGTTCAGATCGTTGACCAGCGCGCGGAGGGAGGTTCCGAGGCCGGTGACCAGACCCTTGCGGGCGGCCTCCTTGCCGGAGAAGACCTGCCCCTCCATGTCCTCGTCCTTCGCCATCTTGCGCTTGCCGCGCACCGCCGCCTTGAAGTCGGCATGGATGGCCTCGACCTGCGCTTGGAGGTCGGCCCGCTGGGCGTCCGAGAGGGACGTGCCAGGGATGCCCGCGCCCTTGAGGGTGCCGGACTTGATGACGTCCATGCGGACACCGGCGGCCTCAAAGGCCTTGGAGTAGTCGGGAATCGCCATGTAGACCCCGATGCTGCCGACGGTGGCGCTAGGGGTCGCCACGAAGCGGTCGGCGGCGGAACCAATCCAATAGGCGGCGGACGCGGCCTCCGTCTCGGTGTAGGCAACCGTTTTCTTGCTTGAGCGCGAAAGGGCAAGAGCGGCCTCCTCGACGCCCGTCACCGTACCGCCAGGGGAGGAGATGTCGACGACGATGGTCTCGATTTCCTCGTCCTCCTCCATCAGCTCGAGCGCGTCCACGAACTCGTTGACGTCGACCGCGCCCGTGAGTGTGTCCAACTTGGTCAGACTCTTGCCGATCACGCCCTTCAAGGGTATGATGCCGACCTTGCCGACCTTCATCGGCTCCGGCTTCTTTCCGAAGATGAGCGAGAGCGTGTCCTCGATGACGGACGCCTGAGCCACGTGCGAGGCGTGGTCCGCCGCGCGGGTCGGGTCGATGAGCAGGGGCTCGCGGCCCTTGAGAGCGTTGGTGAGGAAGCGCATTGGATTAAGGGTTGGAAGGGGGAGGGGTGTTAACGTCGGCGGAGTCGGCGAACTGATTAGGGTTTTCCGAGCCCTGCTGCATACCCTGCTGCAGCCAGTTGAAGCCGGGCTTGTAGAGCATCCAGACAGGGACGCCGGTTGTCTTGGACAACTCAAGGATGTAGGCCATGTCCTGCGCGCGTCGGCTCATCTCTTCCTTGAAGTCCATGCCGCGCTCGCTGTAGAGCTCGGACATCGACTTAAGGCCGGCCTCTAGGTCGGCGCGGTCCTGCGCGGCCTCGCGGCCTGCGTCCACGGTCACCCGCTTCGGGGTCGTCCAGGACACCTTCTCCCAGCCGTCGATGGAAGGCAACTCGCCTCGGGCGATGGCGTCGCCGATGATGTAGCCCCAGGTAGGCAGGCAGACCGAGTCGATGAGGATTTGCTGATGACGGCCGGCGATGCGGTCCATCTTGGCGACCGTCAGGCGGACCGAGGCGCCGTTGATCTGCGAGGGGTCGATGAAGTCCAGCGGCATCACGCCTAGCGAGGCGTCCGCCTTCGTCAGCCGCATGAACGGGTCGAAGTTGCTGTTGGGGCGGTTGCTGGCCTTGAGGTCCAAGTCCTCGCCGGGCTCGAGCGCCATGAACTTGCCGCCCAGGTTCTGCCCGAGCGCGTTGGCCGCGTTGGGGTTGCTCGCGAGCTCGGAGGCCAAGTCGGGACCGAACTCGCCGCCGGCCCGCTTGAGGACGCGCACGATGTCGGCGTGGTCCTTCACCGCCGTCTTCTCGAGGGCCATCATCTCCATCGCGTCCTGGATGTCGTTCCAGCTGTGCTGAAGGAGCGGAAGGCCGCGGGCCCCGGAGATGTACTCGGGGTCGTGAACCATCATCATCGCCTGGGCAAGGATGAGGCGGGAGGAGCCGTCGGAGCGATAGACGTTATAACCGACGATCTCGCCGTAGGCGCCGAACTGGATGCCGTCGTGCATCCGAGCGGGGACGTCCTTCTCGGGGTCGCCGACGCGGTGCGCCTCGATGCCCTGCAACTTGGCCGCGCCCCTGCCGTCGCGCACCTTGGCGAGGAAGAAGTCACCGTCCAAAACCCAGCGACGCTCGGCGATTCGCAGGAGGTCGTTGAAGGAATAGCGGCCCGTGATGTCGATGCGGCGGGACTTCTCGGCGAAGTAGGCCTCGGCCGTGGCGTTCCAAGCCGGGTCCTCCGTGTGGGCCTGCGGACGGATGCCGTCGCCGACCGTGTAGGTCACCAGGTCGCCGACCATCTGGCGCACCAGCCCGGAGTTGCGCTCGCCCCAGCGGAGCTTCTTCACCAGCTCGGCCCGCTTCGCCGGAGTCAGGTCGCGGCGCTGGTCCTGGGCAGGGGACAGCCAAAGGAACGAGCGGCGCCCATTGTACCGGGCGGCCTCGTAGCCGGCGCCCGCGCCGAAGTTGTGCGGGCTCATCGCGGCGGCCTTGGGCTTGCGGCCCGCCTTGGGTATCGAGGGTTTGCGGGGCATAGAATCAGAAGCCGTCAAAGGTGCCCCACTCGGGACGGATCACCGTGAGGCGCTTGCCGTAGGTGTCGGGGTCGAGCTGCTGGAGCGCCATGCGGCACTCGGCCAGGACCTCCTTGACGGGCATCACAAACTGCTTCGAGACATTCGTCCCGCTGTCCGAGTAGGACATGATCGTCTTGCCCTCCTTGAGCATGGCGACCGCCTTGTCGCGGATGGCGAGGATGTCGGACTCGGACAAACCGATGAAGATGCCGGATGCTGCCATGGTAGGTGCTACCCTTGGCGGCTGGTCAAAGAAAGGGGGAGGAGACGGCCCCGCCCACCGCCAGCCTGCCAGCCATGAGCACGGCGAGACCGTCTCCGAAGATAATCAAAAGAGGTAGGGCTCATGAGTCAACCTCAGTCGTCGGCTCGGCCGTAGGCGCCTGCGACCCGACCAGACCCCAGCGGATAGCAAGGAGGGCCGCCAAGCATTCGCAGTCGAGCGCGTGGTTGTCCTTCTTGCCCTGCGGGAGAATCCACATGGGCTTGCCCGTCCGGCGGTCCTTCACGCGGACCTCGGCGTCCATCTGCTCGGCGTACTCCGCCGGCGCGTCGCTGGCGAAGGTGTGCAGACGGCGGGCGCGGAGACCGTGCAGGATGTCCTTAAGGGCGATGTTGGAGTAGGAGATGAGGCGGGCGCGGTTCCGCTGCCCAGGGACAAGGACCGCCTGCGGCTCGGAATAGAATCGGCGCTTGTTCTGCCCGATGGCGAAGTCCTCCTGCCCCGAGCCCTTGGCGACCTTCCAGTTGCGCTTCGCGCACTCGGCGTAGACGATCTGCGTCTGGTCACCCGAGTCGACGAGGACCATCGCCGGATGGATTCCGTGCGTGACGGCCAAGGCGTCCAGCTCCTGCCAAGTCTCCACCCTGCCGAACCAGCGCAGACGGCTGTGCCCCTTCTCGCCCCAGGAACGGATGACCGCCCAGAAGTGACCGCGCTGGACGTCGATGCCCATCGTTCGAAAGACGATGCCGGAG